TACTAGTATAAACTGTACCTATGCTTGTTCCTAAAGTTGCTTTTGCTAACGCCATTTTGTTTTCCTAAAATATTAATCCGTATACGATTGCTTTACTCTTACTTACCATTTCTTCTGCATTACCTGTTGGCGCCTGAACATAAACTCCTGTTCCGCCACCGCCTGGTGCTTTAGCAAAAATTAATGACTTGCCCGAAACCGCACTTGGGTCACTTGTTTGTGTTAATCTCAAAAGTCCATCAGTTGTAACATTACCAGTAACATCTAATGTTGTCGACACAGTCGCCGCTCCAGCAACTGCCAACGTTGATCCATCAAAAGTTAAATTTGCCTCGCCTATTAACGCATTTGCTCCAGTAATTGTTGTTATAGTATTATTTGTTGAACCTGATAAAGACATTCCAGATCCTGCTACTCCGTCAACATACGTTTTAGTAGCTAGATGATCACCACTGCTCGGTGTTGCTCCTGCTACATTTGTTAATGAGGATCCTTCTTTAAAAGTAAAAGCATCAATGCTATCATCATATAACATTGTAGTATTCGTAAGCGATCCTCTTTCAATTTCAATACCTGCCGTTACTGCGGTAACTCCTGCGCCTGATTCGTTTTTATTTAAAACAATAGTGTTATCAGCAATTACTGAATTAGTTGTTTCAATGCTTGTAGTAGTTCCAGAAACAACAAGGTTTCCTGCTACTGTAAGCGAATGTGTTGTTACTGTGACATTAGAGTCTGTACCACTAGTGGTAATTTTGTAATGCCCGTCAAACCGATTTTCTGATATTTTTGCCATTTTTTAATAATCCTTATACATTATTTATTTCTTTTTCAAATTGTTCAAACGTGATTTCCCTGTGATTCGGACATTCTCTCCAATTCTCTGGAACAAAGTTATTCAATGCGCCTACTCTAGTAAAGTTAGAATCAGTATACTCTAACATTATTCGTCTAATTTGATCAACCCAATTCATATAATAGGTGGCAGCCGCCGTATCTGGCTTATAAGCATTTGTTCCGGAATAGATATTGTTTATATTATTATCCCTATCGCCTATCCCCATTAAGTCAAACCCCATAAAGTAAATATATCTATGACTATCAAATGCGGCATACGTTAAAGCAACAGGGCCACTACTATATCCCCAATTATAATCTATTTTTCTACTATGTCTATTCACATGATCAAACTCTTGCCATTTTCTGTCAGGATGCGTTTTAATAATTTTTCCAGGTCTTCTCGTATAAAATGGAATTTTAGCAGGTATATTTTCTAAAACATCTGGATTAAATTCAGACAATTCTATTTCTTCTCGTATCTTATCATCTGTAGCAACTAATACATCAGGCATAAAATCTCTATATAAAGCATTACACCCATATATAGTTCCTTTTCCCCTTAATGTATTCAAATCAAAACCTATACGAGATTTACCGTTGCCAATTACAAATGCTCTTTCCATTATGTTCCTTCAAAAAAAAAATGACTACTAACATTAATTAGCAGTCATTTTAAATTACAATTTTGTATCTGGATTAGATAGCAACAATCGTCATAACATTAACAGCAGAGTCATCTGATATGGACCATGTGTATCGTACATTATCATAATCAGTACACGTTCTGTTAAACAACTTTTTAATATTTTTATAAGTTGTAGTACCGTTAATTACAGCAGAAATAGACATTTCATCTGCCGCTAATTGCTCAGATGCTTTATCAACTAGTGAACAAACACCTTCGTTACCTGAATCATCTTTTGCATCATCAACATTGAATTTTGTAGATGATCTTTGTGATTTAATCATACCCTGAACTGAAGCCGCATTTGAGCTAACTTTACAGTTAACTGTGATGTTGCCTGAATCAGAATCTACTTCACCAAATTTACTTTTATTTACTGGACGTCCCATTTTTTTCTCCTAAGTTACGTTCTATGTAATACGCGGTGGGTCAATTCCGCATAAGTCTACACCTATTGTAGCACGATTTACGACAATAGTATTTATCTAATAATATACTTTCTTACTACCTCATAAACACATTTATGACCATAAGCATTTAATTTCCTATCAGGAGCACATTTTTGATAAAAATGTCCAGGGTGCGATAAATCAGGATGTTGGTCCATTACCCAGCCCCAAAATTGATTAATGTTATCTCTGTTAATACTAGGTAAAACAAAAAGTTTGTCAGTAGACGGTTTTGTACTTTCTTGTACAAAGAATAAACAATGTTTATCTTTTGCCCATTCATTTAATATGTTGTAAGTAAAATTAGATTGCCATTCACAATATTCATCTGTATGATGAGGACCTAAGTTTTCTGTAATAGCATGTAATGGTCCTGTGGAATCCCAATTTAAAGATCTAGAAGGCGACGGTACTACACTTATAAAGAAATCATCACTGTTTTGTGTAGTTTTTATAATATTACTGGCATAATATAACGGACTAATACCCACACATTTATCAGGGGTTTTTAAAATAACAGGATTACTTCCTAGTTCAGTTGCTAATAATTCCCACCAATGCTCACCTGGTTGTACATTATAACCGTTGTATGTTCCTGGACTGGCTACTAATTGATCGCCGTATACTATTAGATTCATATTAATATTTATAGCAGTCAAAAAGAAAGGGTCCTAAGACCCTTTCTTAAAATAGTAAAAAATACTACATCAGTGATTAGCTAAAGCTAATGTTTGACATTGCAATTTCGCCTAAGTAGTCGCCTGCATTACCAAGTGAAGATGCTGTGTTAGTTAACTCAACATATCCGTATCTTGTCATAAAGCCAACAACTGGTTCTAATGTATCAGGGTCTAAAACAACACCTGAAGACATAAGAGGAACGTATGGGCAATAGAACGCAGCCGCATCAGCTTCTGAAGAACCTTTGTAACCAACTAGCACAGCTGAAGAATCAGCGGCATAAGTGTCTACGTAGATTTTCATAGCGCCATTCAAAGTACCTACAAACTTATTGTTTGTTGGAGCTTCAAACGTACCTTCAGTTGTTCTTGCGAACGCTGAAGTTGATGCTGATTGTAGTACAGTAAGAGCTTGTGGAGAAACCACAGCCCAGTTACCAGAACCACGTCTTGTTCTTTGTGCAATTTTGTTAGCAACTCTGTTAATTAAAACAGCTAGAGCGGCATGCTCATCACCAACATAAGTAGCAGTACCACTTACAGCCGCTTGATTGAAAGTTTCTTCAGTAGCAGCCAAAGATCTAAGAGAAGTAAGAACTTCTTGGTCGATCTCAGCGGTAATTTCTTGAGCCAAAGCAGCCATAATTTCTGCTTCAACGTCGATTCCATGCATTGACTGAGCATCTTGAGCTGATTCAAAAGTCCAACGAGCTGAAAGTTTTCTTGTCTTAGCTTCAACTGGTTGCTTTAAAATCTGGATGTTCAATTTCTTACCTGGAGCACCTTCTAAAGTTGCTGTGCTTGAGCCTGCGCCAGGTGAACTATCGTTACCTGAATATTGCTCAGCAATTTTGAACGGGCTTAATGCTTCGTCGCCTGCAGTCACTGTAGTAGCGCCTGAAGAAGCATCAGCATATCTTACTCTAAGAGTATGAATTTGACCAACTGGACCTTGCATTGGCTGAACACCAACGATTTCGTTCGCGATCACAGTAGGCATTACACGTCTGATTACTGGTAGTATCACACGATTTAAAGTTGCTACGTTGCCGGCTGATGTAGCGCCAGCAGTTGCAGCCTCTTTTAAGTAGTTACGGGTGTTCTCTAGAACAACGCCCATGGTAGTCTTAGCTTTACCTTGCAAGCCTTCCATAAGTGCCGATTTAGTATCATCCCAACGGCTTTCAATTAATGTATCTGACATTTTTATGTCTCCTTTTAGTTACATTCCAGCTAACTTTTGAAGAAGAATGATATTATCTTCTGCATCTGTTAGGCTGTGTTTAGTTTTATTTCCAGTAACTTCTTTACGAGATTCCGCTAAAACTTCTTTTTTCGGAGCTTCGTTCTTTAGTACTGCTGGCAAATATTTGTCATACGCTGATTGTAGTTTATCAGTTTTGACGCTTTCAAGCAAACTTGTCATTACGTCAGCCTGCTTGTAAGCAAGTGGCTTTAGTAAACTGTCAATTTTAGCTTTTCTTTCGATTCCTTCGTTTATACGTCCAATTTTTGCCGTTTGGACTTTAACTTCAGTAGCAGATGCTTCTGATTTCTCAGTAACTTCTTTTAATTGCTTGTCTTTAGCAACAATCACTGCCTCTAGCTCTTTCATTTCTTGATTTTCATTCAAGTAACTAGTAGAGTATTCAGCGGCGAATGTTTCAAACAATTTGCGTCCAAAGTTATTTGTACGAGCTTGTTTAATGTCTTCTTTTAGTTGAGAAAGTTCTTCTCTTAAAGTGCCAGTTACAGCTTCTTTTACAAGTTTGCTTGATTTCTCTATGAATTTCTTCTTAAGAGAATCTAATTGATCCTTCGCTTCAGCAACTAGCTTAACTTTCGTTTCAATGACGTCTTTCTTGTCTTTATGAAACTCGCTAATTTCTTCAGCAAGATTATTAATTACAAACTGTTCAAGTTTTTCTATTGTCACAGACTGTGACTTACGGTCGCTTCTAAGTTCGC